AAATATCGCAATCGTTTAATGGACAGCCGGGCGTTACGATTAACTCGGTCAAATACTATAACGGTGCAACACCACCTGTACTGACAACATTGGCAAGCTCTAATTATTATTATGATGCTTCAGGTAACCGTGTAGTTGCAACTGGTTTACCGCAAACAAACAACACGGGAAACGCTAACCCAATAGTGGTTAACTACACTTGTAATGCAAGCCCGTTAGCACAGTACCCAGTTATTAAACAAGCTGGATTGATGTTGCTTACGCACATATACAATCAGCGTAGTGATACAACTACCGAGAATTTACGAAACATACCTTTTGGCGTGTCAACTTTGCTTCGACCTTACAAACCTTTGGTTATGTGATGGGTATCGCCCGATACGAAAACGTAGTCATAAACAACGTTACAAATGGCATAAATTTGTACGGTGAACAAACTACTTCAATTGCAGAATGGTTTACATCACGCGCAATTGTAAAAGATGTGCGTAATAGTTTGCTTATATCTGAAAGGTATAGAATTTACAGCGATATGGTTACATTAACGTTTAATTACACACCAAATATAAAGCAAATTGTAGACAATACGAGCCTGTTTGCAATCACTTGGCGGTCTAACGATTGGCGTATTGTCGATGTATTTGAAGCAGACGACCGCATGAGTATTACTTTTACTTGCTATCGTAATGACCCGAGCACTCCACTATGAGCCAAAACAACCCAGCTACGTATGCTCAAGCTATTCAATATCAATTGGCAAGTATTGTTACACCGATACCCGTTTATGCAAACTTTAATCGGAACTTTGCAACTGAGCCAAAGTTTATAACTTGGAATTTGCGTAACATACATCAAGAAGTGTTTACAGGCACAAACCAAAACAACAAAAGCATTGACCGACCAATATTTCAAATATCAATATTTACAACGTTATTTGAAGATGCTATGAATGTAAGTAATTTAATACTACAATCGTTGCATGGGTACAGCGGTCAATTCGGGGGGGCTTCGGGCTTTTACATAGCCAAAGCTGATGTCGATTGGCTTTACAATACATATGATAATGAAATCGGGTTACAGCAAGTCATTTTAGATTGCACACTTGATATTCCGACATAAGACAATATTTAAAATTTACTGTTAAATAGAGGAATTTATCATGGCACTTCCAAATAAAATTTTACCCGGCTTTAGTGCAAGTTTGTACGCGCAACCTACCGCTACGCCAACACCTTTAACAAATGCCGCACTTGCAACAATTGCAACAGTCTCAGCGTTAGCAATTCCTGCAAACTTAGTTAATGTTGAGGCGGTTCCTGCGTTCGGTCAAGATGACGCAATGGCTAGTTTTTCAATTGCTGGTTCACGTCAATCAGATAAAATACCGACTCAATCAGCACCAACAAGTTTAACGATTACTGCCCCTTGGAATCCAAGCGACGCTCAGCTTTTAATCTTGCGAGGCGATGCTTACAACGGTACTATTGATCGCACGTTTATTATTAGTGCAACAGATGGTACAGATACAATTTATTATGCGTTTAATGGTCGCGTGTCACAGTTTCAAATTGATGCACAGCCGGGTGCTGAAGCAAAAGCAATTTTTACAGTTCACCCGCGTGGTAATCAATTTGGTTGGAGCAACTCAGCATGAAGTTAGCTGATGCAGTTAAAACTCTCGCAACTACTTACAGGTCTTTGGACTCGGTAGCTCAGACTTTAATTGTCGACGCTAACGAAGTTCATGCTGCTTTAAAAACTGTTGAAGCTGGAAGCGTTGACGAAACTTGTTTACAATACTTAGCAAAATTTAACCCTGCTCCTAAACCGAAAGTTAAAAAAGAAGATTAAATATGACTACAACAATACAAAATAATAATCAACTTTTAGACTACCTTTTAACCCAAGCCAACTCAGGTACAAAGAATTGGTTTGGGTTTACTCAGCAACGAATAACGGGCATCATGCTCGCGCATGAAATTGCCTCGCGTCACGCCTATCACATGTCACCCGATGAGGTGACAGATTACGTTATGAAGCTCAATAATAGTATTTACCATCGGTTAATTAAAGGTGATGGCAATGGCAACGGTAGCTAAAGTTGAGTTTGAGGGTTGGGCTGAAACAGCAGAATTGTTTAAACAAATAACTAATGATTTTGGTAATAAAGACGCAACCAATATTATGCGAAATGCTGTACGGCAATCAATGAAACCAGTATTAGCAAAAGCACGTTCTTTAGTTGCTAAAGATACTGGTGCATTAGCGCAAAGCCTACAAGTTGAAACACGAAAACCTAATAAAAAAGATTTTCGTTCAAAATACATTTACCCAAATGATGTAGTAGTTGGTGCGATTACAACAGCGTCAGGTAAAAAATTAGCTAAGTTAAAATTTAAAAACATTAAAACAGGGCAAAAACAAGTTGGTACAAAAAGCGATGCACGGGCTACCGCAGTAGAATTTGGCACAACTAACATGAGTGCAAAACCTTTTTTAAGACCAGCATTAGAAAGTTCAGCATCACAAGTAACAGGCACACTAGGTAAATCACTTGGTGTAGCACTTGAAAAATACAAAGCAAAACAAGCCAAGAGGGTAATAAAATGAACGGATTATCAAAAGCATTTAATTTAAATAAAGACGAATTACGCATTAGGTCTTTTGAGTTTGCGGGGCATACATTTAAAGTGCGTGTACCGCTGACTTCACAATTAGACTTAATGAACGAACGTTTAAAGACGCCAGATGAATCTTTAACAAAAAAATTCTATGAGGAAATGACCAAAGGCTTGACCGAAGAATCGGACAAGGTGGTCATTACTGACGATGACGTTATATACGATGGCAACTCAATTAAGAAATTCTCTAAAGACAAAGCAATCGTTCAAGAGCGCATTACCTTAATGATGCAGTACCTAGTGCCAGAGGATGAGGGTTTCGATATGAGTACTATTACATACGAAATGATTGATGAGTTATTCCCTTATGCTATTCAGTTGGAATTAGTAAAGTTAATTAGCGAAACAATCAGCCCTAGTTATAATGCCACTAAGGGAAAGTAATTGGGTCAGTCCGCAGGCAAGTTAAGGCTTATTTGACTGCACACGGTACTGACCCTGCATTAGTAGATGAAGAAACATTTAGCGATATTGCGGTTATGTACCACGCAGGGCTAATTGGTAACATTGGATTGCTTGAGGTCTTAGGCAACTTAACCGCAGGGCAGTTTAATAAAATGTTACCTAAAGGCAAAACTGGTTATAAGTTGCGTGACATCATACCCAATACTTACGATTACATTTACCCGCCATTAAGCGAACAAGACAAGAAACAACAGGTTAATCAAAGTCTTCTAGCTTTTGCGCTAATGAGTCCCGGCGCACCAAGCGTTTTAACAAAGGTTATGTAATGGCAAATATCGCTCGACTTGGTGTAGTTCTAGGTCTTAATACCGCTGAGTTCCAGTCAGGTTTAAAAGGCGCAATGGGTGGGCTAGAAAAAGTTAAAGACGCGGCTAAAGTTGTAGGCGTTGCTATCTTAGCCGCTGGTACGGCTATGGCTTACATGACCAAGAAGTCCATTGACAATATGGACACATTAGCCAAGCAATCACAAATGGCTGGCGTTACAACGGAAAGTCTTTCAGCTTTAGCTTATGCGGCAGACTTAGCGGGTGTTAGTCAAGATACCTTAGTCACAAGCATGGCTCGGTTATCCAAAGGCATGAGTGATGCCGCAATGGACACGGGCGAAGCCTTAAAAGGTTTTCAAGCGTTAAACATTGACTACAAAAATATACAAAGTACAGACGATGCTTTATTGCAAATATCTGAGCGTTTCTCACAACTGGCTGATGGTACAAATAAAACCGCTATTGCAATAAGTTTATTTGGTCGCTCTGGAGCGCAATTAATTCCATTGTTAAACGGTGGCGCAGAAGGTTTTGAAAAACTTAAACAAGAAGCAGAAAAATTAGGTTTAGTAATTGGCGGTGACACAACCAAATCAGCCGAGCAATTTAATGACAGCTTGACGCAATTAGGCTCTATTTTTACAGGCTTGGCTAACGAAATAGCTACCGCTGTGTTGCCGATGTTAA